GTGCTTCGGGGCCAGTGCTTCGGCCCAAGTGGAGTGAGTAGGGCAGTGCTTCGCCCTGCTGAAAAGAATTTTAAAGGATCGGGGCGCGTTTTTCATCGACAAAAACGTAAAATCGTGTCAGGGTAAGCAAAAACCCCGCCGGGGGGGCGGGGCGTTTTTCATAGCTGGCTCAGTTCCGTTTCAAAAATCTGCTCGTACTCGCTGATATGGTCCTTGAGTGCTGGGGCGAGGTAGGGCTTCCCGGGAACGAAGGGGCGGACGAGGCGCTTGCCGATGGCGGGGACATAGCGGCCGACCTCCTGGTGGTGTCCGAGCTCAACGTATGGGGCGTATTCGACATCGCTTCCGATCAGCTCGGTATCATCGCCCTCGCGCTGGTGGGTGATGCTGTTTCTCAGGTTGCCGGTATCGACGGGGCAGAGCTTTTTCGCGTAGGTTTCCCCCTTCCCGCCGCAGGCCTCCAGGGCGCGGTGGATGGCCTTGGTGACATCGGATTCGACGGTGTGGCGGTGGGAGATAACGGAGAGGGCAAAGGTCTGCTGCGCCATTTTCTCACTTCCTTTTCTGCGCTTCCATTTTTCTGCGCTTCCATTCGGGATAGGTAATATATTCGATATCCTTCCCGGCTTCCTGATCGTAGCGCATGGTATTCCGTTCCCGGTATTCGGGGTAGACGTAGCCCAGGGTGCAGCGGCAGTTCCAGGTATTCGCCTCATCCGCTGCAGGATCGCCGGGGAACATGATAGGGCCTAAGATCGAGGAAAAGGGCTGGTCCACGTCGACGGTATCCCCGTCGAGCATCTGGTGGGCGGGGCGGGTGCGCTCGTCGAGGGTAGAAATCCAGGTCTTTTTGACTTTCAGGCCCATTTCCTGCGCTTCCCTCATCGCCTCCATCCGCCCGGCGTTCTGTGCCCCCGTCATGGCGGTGCGGGCGTAGCGCAGCATGGCCTTTTCGTTGCCGGAGCCGGTCTCGCGGCCGATCTGGTCGGCGATCTGCTGGATGGGGGAGCCGGTGATGATGCCGCGGGCGATGATGGAGGAAATCTTTTCACGGTTCCAGGCGCGGTCCCGCTTCCCGTTCACGTACTTCGGGGGGATCAGCTCCGGCTGATCGCGCAAAAGGCGGGTGATGGCGGCGGAATCGTAGAGGGTGAAGGAGATGGCGCCGCGGGTGTCCTTTTCGATCTGATACGCCTGGTAGTTGGCGTTCTCCGTAAAAACGGCGCGGCGCTCGCCCTCGATGATGGCGTTCGCCTGCTTGTTGGCGGTCAAAAGAACCGAAGTGGCGGATTGTATCTGATCCTTCCAGATATTTTCCACGAACATCTGGCCGCGCAGCCAGTCCTTATACTGCTTGGGGGTGATCTCTCCGCGGTCGCGCTGCGCCCGCTTCTCCCGGTCCTTTTCGTACATGGCGGCGGAGTGGGCGTTGAGGCGGTCGATGATATCCCGGATGGCCTGCTGGTAGATGGCATGGATGCGGCGTTCGATGGCCTGCTGGCGCTTATCGGCGTATCGGGTGCCGGGGTCGGACATTACGCCTCACCGCTTTCATCGTCTTCATCATCCTCATCATCCGGCTTGTCATCCATCCGCCGGCCCTCTTCCTGGTCGAGGCGGGAGAGGATTTCCTGCACCTGGTCGATGGTGATGAAGGGCAAAAGGTTCAGGATGGTCTCCCGGTCGAGGTACTGGGTGACGAGGGCGATCATCTGGGTCTGTTCGAGCTGGTTGCTGATCTTGCCGCGCTTGAACTGCGGGACGTCGTCGATGCCGAGGAGGGAGAGGAGCTTGCGGACGAAGATGATCATCTGGTACTCGAAATCATCGGCCTCCTGGTCCATGGGCTGGTAGGCGGCGTTGATCTCGGTGGCGGTGCGGGAGGAGGAGGAGATGTTGGAGACATCCACGTCGCCAAAATCCTCGTACATGCTGGCGCGGATTTGGTTCAAAAAGGTCTCTTTGGCCTGGGTGGGGATTTCCTGGGTGTAGGGGGTGATGCCGGAGTTATCGGTATCGGCGACGGCGATGTGGTTGAGCTTGAGGCGGTCGCGGAATTGTGCAAGGTCCGCGTCATCCATGCCCATAGCGTTACTGACGATCCAGTAGATTTCCGCGCACTCCTCCAGGTCGTTCGCGAAGCCGGACTGGATGAGGTCATAGGCGTCGATCTTGGGGCGGAGGCCGATCAGGGTAGATTGCTTATGCTTGGAGCCGTAGAGGGGGATGATGGGGAGGGAGGGATAGTTGCTCTCTCCGATGATCTCCGGGCCGTCGGCCTTCGTTTCCCGCACGCGCACCTTATAGGCCTTCCGGGGCTGGTATTCCATCAGGTCGAGGCCCTTTTTGCCGTCCTTGGTGCGGTAGATGGTATAGCCGTCCTCGGTATAGAGGATGACGGTGACGGGCTTATTGACCCAATCGAGGGACCAGAAGCGGATGCCGGCTTTCAGATCCCCGGTAAATTCATCATACAACGGGCAGAACTGATCGGCGGTGAAGACGAAGGATTTCCCATCCTCCCAGCGGACATACGATACGCCGTGGATGAGGGCGAAGTAGGCGGCCTTATAAAGATCGTTGTCGAAATCCCTGCCGAGGGCCTGCTTGGTGAGATCGATCTGCTTTTCCCGGCCGTCCTCGGTGATCGTCTGGGTGCGGGTGAAGGAAACGCCGTTGCCCAGGGAATAGGTGCAGCGGTCGGTATTGAAGCGGTGGAAGAAGTTGGAGGCGAGGCGGTTGTTGGCGGCGGTGAAATCGACGACCTTTTTGCCGGTCTGAGAATAGAGATATTTTTCATACTGGGCGATGGTGGTGTTGCGCTGGCACTCGTAGTCATTCGCCAGCAGGGCGGTCTGGTAGTCATCGGAGGCGCGGTACTCGTTGATGGCGGAAGTGATGAATTTGAGCTTGTTTTCCGCCTTCTCGAAGTCCTGGTAGGTTTTCAAGGGGATCACATCCTTTCGTCAGAAGATCGAGTGGTAGGGCTGGCCGGAGCGGTTGTCTAAGATGCGGCAGATGGAGGCGGCGGAATCGGGCGCGTCATCATGCTCCGCTCCCTCGTTATAGGCCATGATCTGTTCGATGTATTTTTTATCCGTCCCCTGCAAAAAAACGATATTCGGCCACCATTTCCGAAGGAAGGTGGCGATCTTTTTGAATTTGTTCTCGTGCTCGTCGTAGAGGCGGACGAGCTGGCCCTTGCGGTGGAATTCGCGGCCGGCGAAGCCTTTGTCGGCGTTGCGCTCCATGTAGAGGGGGGAGCAGCGGAGGCGGGCCATATCGTCCATAAAGACATCCATGAGGGTGTCGATGTGCTGGTTTCTCAGCTTGCCGAACATGTAGATTTTGAGGCCGGAATCGGTGATGGTCTTCTTGGCGCAGGTGAAGGCCGTTCCATCCGCCCCGCCGTAGGCGGCGTCGATGTGGGCGATGCCGTCAAATAAGAGGGAAGGATCATCGGTATACTCGGGGTAGATCGTGAAGAGGGCTCCCTCGGAGGCGGCCCAGAGGCCGAGGATATAGCGGTCGTAGAGGGCGGTCCCGGCGTACTCCTTTTTCAGCTCGGAGACGAAGGTGGGATCGAGGAAGGGGTTATCATCGATGCTGTACTGCTGGTAGTAGATATCGGCGTCGGAATCTAAGAATTCTTTGAGCCAGTGGAGGGGGTCCTTCGGGTTGAAGGTGCCATCGAAGAGGGAGTATTCCTTGTCGAGGCGGGATTTCAGAAGATCGAAGACATCCTGGGACCAATCGGCGACCTCATCGCCGTAGCAGTATTTGATGGAGGCACCGCGGAGCTTGGAAACCTGGGAGAGCTTTTCCGCGCCGAGGGCGTAGCATTTCTCGCCGAAGAGGGTGACGGTGTTATCGGAGGAGATGTAGCCGACGAGGGTATCGCCGTAGATATCCCGCATGGGGGAGAGGACGTTGCGCTCTATGGTCGCCTTGGTGACGCCAAGGATCACGTCGAGGCCTTCCTTGCCGGAGCGTTCGCGGAGGCGCTTGGGGATGACCCATCTGTAATCCATGTAGGTTTTGCCGGATCGCGTCGCCCCGCCCTTCATATTCCATCTGTGGTGGGCCTCGCGCAGGTACTCGGCCTGTTTAGCAGTGTGCAGCATCCCAGGCCTCCTGCAGCAGCGCGTCGAGCTTATCGAGGGTGGCGGTATCGGCTTGCTTCGGCATATCCTCCGTCAGGTCCTTATAGGCGGCAGTCAGATCGCGGAGGCGGAAGACGGCGTAGGAATTGCCCCGCTTTGTGCGGACTTCGGTAGCGTCGAGGGGGTAGCTCTTCTCGATCCGCTGGAGGCGAAGGAGAAGGGACTTTTTGATATCGGCGGCGATGATGGCATTATTGGCGGCGGCATCAGCGGCTTTCTGTGCTGAAACCGTGTTGACTTTGTGCTCGGCGATCTCTCTTTCCTTCACCCAGTTCTCCACCTGGGCGCGGTGGCGGACAGTGCCGAATGGAACGTCGTATTTTTTGGCAATCCCGCGGTAGCTGATCCCGCCGCTGATATATTCCGCCCGGATGCTCTGCCAGTTCACCCGCTTGTTATCATCAATGGGTATCACCCCCGAATCTGTAATGGTTTGATCTTCCTGCCGATGTAGGCAAACGGCGTGTCGCAGACTGCAGCCACGATCTCGATCAGGCTGGTGGCGATGGCGATCTCGAAGCACTGGGCCGCAGAGTATACGCCGAGGAAAGCGAGAAAGATGAAGCCGAAGTTCTCCACACAGTTGCACAGGATCGTCGCTACGTTATTCCGCAGCCAGAGCCATTTCCCGCCTGTGATCTCTTTGAGCTTTTGAAAAACGAAGATGTCGGCCATATTGGCGATGAGGTACATCAGAATAGAGGAAGCGGTGATCCTGAGGTTAAGGCCGAAAAGAACCTGCATGGAGGGGTCGGCGTAATCATAGGGGACAGGGGAATAGAGCAGGGCGATCTGGGTGGCGGCGATGAGGGCAACGGAGGAAAACAGCCCGACGAACACCCCGATTTTTGCCGCCTGTTTGTCGTACTTCTCGCAGAGAATATCCGTGGCGAGGAAGGTGCTCGCAAAAAGGACGGTTCCCTGCGCCGCGTCCAGGCCGAGAATGTTGCTGGTTTTGGCGGTGATGATGTTGGCGAGGACGGAGGCAACGCCGATCCAGGCGATCAGCCCATGCTTTCCAAACACCTTTTCAAACAGGAGAACGGCGGAGAAACAGGCGGCGATTTCGAGAAAGAGATAGATGCTGTTCATGAGAAACTCCTTTGTTTTTTTACGTGGGTTGATGCAAACCACGAATATCAAAGATGCGTATCCGCATACTTTTGAAATTTGATCCACTCGGTATAGTTGTGGAGGGCGACGAGCCGGGAATCTTTGAGCTTGTAGCCGGATGGCTTATCCTTTTTCTGAATCGTCCGGCCGTCGAAGTAATAGAGATAGCCGAAGCGGTTGCCCGTCGTCCATGCCGTGCTGTCGACGCTGTCGAAATGATACTGGCGGATGCCGTCGAGGGACGTGAAGCCGAGGGCGTGAATCTTCGCGCCGTTCTCGTGAGCTGTGCGGATGAACCAGGGGAAATACTTCCAGAGGACCCGTGCGTATTCTCCCTGCTTCGCTCCATCCACCAGTCCGCCGAGGGCTACATAGGGATAATCCCTGCATAACCCGATATACTCATCTTTTCCCCTCGACTTATGCCACACCGGGATGCTCTGCCGGCCCGTCCGCCGCTCCAGCTTCGCCCGCAGCTGCTTCACGCGGTCATAGCCGACGACGCTGTCGATATCCAGCTCGAAGTATTTCTCGACCTTGTTTCGGATGATGAAATCGGCGTATCGTTCAGCGTATTCATCGAAGTCCGGCTTTCCGCCCTTCCCCTGCATAAAGGTGAAGGCGCCGCTGTCGAGGAGGAAATCTCCGTAGTAGGGCATGAGGCGTTCGGTATCGGAATCGGTATAAAAAAAGGATTCCAGGATATAAGGGCGGTGGGAATGTATGATCTGGTCGTACCCCCCCCGATCTCCACGGGGCTTTGCCTGCAAGGAATAACTTCATCGCTAACCATCAGGGACGGTATCCAATGACGGCTCTCTACTCCGGCCAAGAAAACACGCAATTCCTTCGTCCCAGCCTTTCCCTTGTGCGATCATTTTCCACAGTGGTTTGAGGTTACCTTGTACCCCCCCCGCTAAAAAAATTTTCATGGCACAAACCACTCCCCGCAGTGAGGGCACTGTACCTTCTTGGGCTCCTTTTCCGCCTGCTCTTCATCCGGGGCGAAAAGATCATCCAGGTCCGCGAGATTGTCGAAGGTAAACTTGAGCCCCGATAAATCCATCCCCTCCGTCTCCAGGCGGGCGACCTCTTCTTCCAGTTTGCCGAAGTCCCAGCCCGAAAGCTCGGCGGTGCGGTTATGGCGGATGGCGTAATCGCGGCGCTGGGTATCGGTCAGATGATCGAGGCGGATGACGGGGACGGTTTCCATCCCAAGCTCTTTGGCGGCGAGAAGGCGGCCGTGGCCTTCGATGATGATATTGCCCTTCCAGATGCCGATGGGATCATTGAAGCCATCCGCCAAGATGCTCTCCTTGATCTGCTCGATGTCCTCCGGGGCGTGCTTGCGGGCGTTGCCCTCGTAGGGGATGAGGGCATCGAGGGGAAGGTATTCGATTTTGAGCTCCATTTCAGTCCTCCTTCATGATGACGAGTTGATAGCCGAGGGCCTTCAAAAAGCGCAGGAATTTGCTGATCTTGATGTCCCCGGATTTGTACATGCGGTAGTATTGCGTGCCATCGTCGGGCATATCGGCGAGCTGGGAGATTTTCATCTGGGACATCTTTTCTTCCAGCCGGAGCCGGTCGAGCTCGTTTACTCCATCCCTCGCTGTGTTGATCGTGGAGTAGGAGAGATGTTTCACGTTGATTTTACCGTCCTTTCCGCGTAAATTCATCGACAAAAACGTAAAAGAATGGCCTATACGGGCCGGGAGGAGAGGAAATAGCGGGCGTGCGTTTCCCGGGTGCCGAACCGGTTGAGGCCGGATTCATTGATACGGGTGAAGCGGTGGCCGAGCTGCTTGAGATCGTAAATACGGGCGGAGAGGCGGAAGCAGCCGAGGCGGGAGGCGGCCTCGGCCTGGGTGATGGAGCCGTGCTTCCTGAGATACTCAAGGATCAATTCGTTCTGTGTCATCGCTTTTTGCTCCCTCATAGTTCCACCGGTAGCTCGCCTCCCGGCCCAGCCATTGCCGATCCTCTTCGATGATGCTGGAGGCCTCGTTGGGGGTCTGGGTGACGCCGATGATCATATCCGGCATCCCTTTTTCCACGCGGTATACTGTGTAGGGCATCAGGCATCGCCCTCCTCTCCATCGTGCCGGATTTTCAGCTCCTGATTGACGATGTGGCACGGTTCTCCAGGCATTGCCATCCGCACCATGTTGCAGTAGGGACAGCGCATGTAGACGGTATCATGATCGGTATGATCGTAGAGCCAAATGTGGGAGCAGGATTCCATTTGTTCAGGCATCGTCTTTGTCCTCCTTCGGTGGTTCAGTATATTTGCGCTCTACGATTTTCAGCATCGTAGTACCGTCAGGCAACTTTTGACCGATAATATCAAGCTCCGGGTTCTGATTCATGAACAATTCAAGTGCTTTAAGGCACAGATTGGCAACGCCCGGCTTTATAACTGGTTCTATCTCGATCTTAATGCTATTTGCGGTTGCCATCGTCTTTCACTTCCTCCGGCATGGCCCATCTCCTCTTCACCGTTACTTCCATCCCGTCCGCCGCTTCGTTGTAATACGTTTCAAACAACGCTTTCATGAACACAACCGCATATTGCAGCTCCATATTTTCGGCGGCAAGCTCCCCGTCAATATACAGATCGTATTTCTGATCATTCATCCAATTTCACCTTCATTTCCGCTCCACAATGTGGACAATACTTGTAACCGCTGTCATACGGATTCCAAACGTTCCGCTCATGGATGCTGTGCATACACTTCCTGCAAGCCCATGTTGTTCCGTATTCCTGTCCGGGATCGGAATCTTCCAGCCATTCGGATTCTTTGCCTTTCAGCAGTTCCAGCGCATCAGCCGCCAATTGTGATCTACATCCAAAGTCGCTTGTGTACGGGCATTCCTGCTGACATCCAACAGGCCCTCGTCTGCAATGCTCAAGCCCTATAAGTACCTTTTCACGGTCAGCCATCCAATTTCACAGCCCTTCCGCACTTGGGACAATACCTCAAATCTTCCTTCGGTATCATCCACAAAGCCCCGCAACGTTTACAAGTGAACTCGTCTTCGATTGCCTGATAGTCATCGTCAATCCTTTTATATTCAACCTCAACAGGTTTCTGGTCTGCCAGAAACGCCTCAATATGCTCATGCTGATAATTGATCAGTTCAATTGCGTCCTTTGCCGCCATTTGCAGTTCCCAGAAGTGTTCCTCGGCCTTACTTCCGAATGATGCGTTGTCCCGGCACTCATAGAAATAATCGGCGATTTCTTTCAAAAGGCTGATGGTCTTTTCGATGTCATTCATCCCACTTCACCGCCTGACCGCATATTCCGCAGTATTTACGGTTGTATAACCAAGAAAGGGTTTGATGGCAAATCGGGCAGAAGCTGTACCGTACATAGTGCAAAGGACGATCTTCATATTGCCTGTCGCTGAGCACAGGCTTTATTCTCTCTTTCTGATCTTGCATAAACGCCTCAACGTGTGCGTGCTGGTAGTTGATCAGCTCCAGCGCATCCCTGATTGTCTGCTGGGACACGCCGTCCACCATGCCGTCCTCTGTAGGCTGGTCGGCAATCTCGGACAGGCTCATGATAATTTCGTCATAGTTCATTATCTTTTACCTTCTCCCTCAGAAAATCCCTCAGACGTTCCCAGCCGAGATGGAGTGATCCGGTTTCCTTATTCCTCAGAACTTTCGCTGTCAGATATGCCGTTTCTTTGCACATTTGGCACGTTCCGTATGTCGGCATTGGTATTGTTTTCCTCCTGTTCAATATGTCTATACGGATAATAACATGGCCCATCGTGCAAGCATTGCCCCACCGTCCGGCTCCAGAATATACAATTGCTGTCTGGGCAAACAAGCTTCATTTCCATAGCTCTTCTGTACTCCCGAAGCCGTTGCTTCCCCGGTCAGTTTCGGAAAGCTCTTCCACAACTTCCAACTCCGGCGCAAGATAGGGCTGAATG